GTTACAACGCCTGCTGGAATATCTGTTGTAAGTGCAATTGTTCCTGTACTTGTTGGCAGTGTAAGAGTAGCAGCGCCATTAGTAATAGACGAAATTACTGGGGTTGTAAGAGTTTTGTTTGTAAGAGTTTCTGATCCAGCAATTGTAGCAAAATCTGCATCTGACATTGCTGAGTTAAATTCAGCCTTTGTGCCAGTTACAGTATTTGTTGCTAATGAAATTGATTTATTTGAAAATGTATTTGTTGATGATGCTGTTACTGTGATATCAGATGTTAAGGCTACAGTACCAGTAGCGTCTGGAAATGTTATAGTGCGATCAGCCGTTGGGTCTCCAGCAGAAAGAGTAAGTTCATGAGCATCTGCTGTAGAACCTTCCATTACGATTGTTGAAGTAAATACACCAATATCTGTAATGTCTGAAAGGTTTCCAGTTGTAATAACTGTACCACTTACGTTTGGAATAGTAATTGTGCGATCTGCAGTAGGGTCTGTTACTTGAAGTGTAGTTTCATAAGAATCTGCGGTAGCGCCTTCAAAAACAATGCTTGTTCCAAAAGTAGGAACAGTCGTTGAGTTGGTATCGGCAAAGTAGTCTAGGTTGGCCCAGTTATTTACACCATCACCAATTTTAAATCTATTAGTATCTGATTCCCAGCCAATTTCACCAGCATTGAGAACTGGGCCTGCTCCAGCATTTGTAGATATCCATTGTGACGCAGTTCCCCTGCGTTGTTGCATTCTTGTGGCCATATTACAATGGATCCATCTTTATGTTTTTAGTTGGTAAATCTAGATAGGCAGTAACTCCATCACCAAATTTAAAATTATTTGTATCAGTTTCAAAACCAACTTCACCATTATTTAAAATTGGATTTGTTACTCTCCATTTTTCAGAAGATGCCCAATATTGTTGTACTGTTTCTATCATATCTATAGTACCTTTCCCATATGTTTATATTATAACAGATAATTAGTTAAAATTATCTATTGCAATTCCGCCATTCCATTCCATTGCCCACTCATTTAGATCATAGTACCCAGCATCTTCTGATGATGAAAAAATTGAATCATAGTATCCAGCATCTTGATAAATACTGACTATTAGACCATTTCCACCAATTGATGTATCATGAATATGTTGTCTAAGATCTGCAGTATCTTCAAATGTTGCAATAACAATCCAGTCAGCAGCATCAGTTGAATATATTGAAAGATGTCTTGTCGTTGTATTAAAATATATTTGTCCATCTACTGGATTTGCTGGATTTGCTGACTCTGTGGCAACTATAACATTGCCAACAAGTGCATCTACATATGACTTTGTTGTAGCATGTGTATTTTGAGTAGGGGTAGCAACTGTGACAGTTCCTCCAAAAGTACCGCCTTCGGCAACGTTAATGCCGTGCTTTACTTTAAAGTCTCTATTAGTGGTTGTTGGTGCGCCTGCCACAGTTGACTCCTATCTCTAGTACTTAATTATGCTTCAATATATATTTTGTGTACTTTAACAGCGGTATCTGCTGATGCACCAGTTACCTGAAGAAGAACGTTTCCACCACTATAAACAGCGTTGGTAGTTCCTAGTTCAGCATTACTGATTACGTCTGCATACTCTGTTAAGTAAACACTATTATTGCCATCAACTGTAACAAGTACTTCAATTACTTCAATATCATTACCCTTTTTCATTTGTACGATATATTTAGCGCTTGAGTATGTTGTTGCTGACCAAGAGTCAATTGTAGTTGCTGAGGCTGAAGCGGTAGCAAGAGCAGAACCCATAAGGGCATCTGCAAAAGCAATGCTTGTCGCAGTTGCTGCACCAAGTTCTGGAGTAACAAGTGTTGGTGTGTTAGCAAATACTAGAGCACCAGTTCCTGTCTCATCTGAAATAACTCCTGCAAGTTCTGAAGAAGATGTTGCAGCAAGTGCTGAAATCTTGCTTGCTGTAGTAATACCATTTGTTACTGTTGCAGCATTTCCAGTGTACTGTGTTGCTGATAGAACTTCAGTTCCATTAATCTTTAATACCTTGCCAGAAGCAAGATCCATGTGCTCAGAAGATGTCCATGAATCAGTTGCATCTACCCAGTTAAAAGTCTTGTCTGTAGCACCCTTAAGTGTAAGGCCACCACCGTCTGCACCTGCATCAGAAGGAGTTGCTACTGAACCAAGAACAAGGTTCTTATCATCAATTGTAATTTCTGTTGAGTTAATTGTAGTTGTTGTACCGTTAACTGTTAGGTCCCCTGAAAGAACCAAAGATGTACCAGTTGCAGCACCAATGTTTGGTGTTACAAGTGTTGGGGTATTTGCAAAAACAAGTGCTCCAGTACCAGTCTCGTCAGAAATAACTCCTGCCAATTCTGCTGAAGTGGTTGCTGCAAAAGCATCCAACTTATTATTTGTAAGAGCAACAGTACCTGTAGCATCTGGCAAAGTAATAGTGCGATCTGCTGTAGGATCAGTTACTGTAATAGTTGTTTCATGAGCATCAGCAGTTGCGCCTTCAAGAACGATTGAGCCGTCTGAAAGTGTAAGTCCTGAAACTACTGGACTTGTAAGTGTCTTATTTGTAAGTGTCTGAGTGTTTGTTGTTCCAACTACCGCACCTGTTGCACCGTGTGCTTCTGTTGCGCCTGTGTGAGTTGTAAGATCTGATGCTGAAGCCTTGTTTCCAAGATCAGTAGTAAGACCTGAAATTTTAGACTGTGCAATTGCTGCAGCAGAATTAATATCTGCATCTACAATTGTGTCATTAGCGATCATTGTAGATGTAACTGTTCCTGAGTCAGCCTGAGTTACGGCTGTTCCAGAAATCTTACTAGCAGCAATTCCTGCAGATGCGTTAATGTCTCCATCAACAATAGTTCCATTTTCAATCATTGTGCTAGTTACTGTGCCTGAATCACCAGTAGTAATTACAGTACCTGATACGTTAGGAAGTGTAATTGTACGGTCTGCTGTAGGATCGGTTACTGCAAGAGTTGTCTCATATGCATCGGCTGTTGCGCCTTCAAATACAATGCTTTCTCCGAAAACACCAACTGCTGCTGGGGCTGACCACTCAACACCATATGTTGCAGATGAGTTTGCTGTAAGCACTTGACCATTTGTGCCAATTCCTAAACGAGCAACTGCATCGTCTGCGCTACCTACAATTAAATCACCCTTAGCGTCTACAACGCCTGCTGTGATTACGTTCTTTCCATTAACGGTCGCAGTTGATCCTTCAACTACCAGTCCCGCTTTTACTCTAAAATCTTTTGTTACTGTTGCCATCTTATATCTCCTTGGTTAGGCCTTTAACCCCATACGCATGTAGCGTAGAGTTATAGGTGTAATTCCCCCTACTGGAACAACAGTTAGTGAAACTGTGTCTCCAGCCCTTGAAACAGAGATGGTGCCAATATTCCCATCATTGTCAATTGTTGCATACTGAGTGACGTTAACATCTGTTCCATCAATCAGAATACTTATTTCTGTAGAGTAGTACTTGTTTGCACCACCTGCTACATATTTAATGGAAACCATATATTTCATTGATCGCCATTCACTTGCGGTAAAGTTATCAAAAACCGTTGAGTTTTCAATTCCATTAATTGTTGACTCATTGTTGCCATCTGATCCAAGGTCAGTAGACCTAGCAGAAGTACTATCAATTAAGTCTACATAGTTTTCCTGAGTTGGTCTATCACCTGTTTGAAACAAGGCTTTTACGTTGGTGGTTGATATCTTTGCCATAGGCCTATTATAGCATTATGTTAAAGAATATAGTTATTGATTCCAATGATTTGTAATCCAATTCCAGGGATATTGGAGTATGCGCTTGGTATTCCAATGTTTGTAAGTTTGATTCTAAATGGAAGAACTTCGTTTATCTTGGTTAACCTTACAGAGGACAAAACCTTTGTTTTTGGGTAATCTGTTGTTGATACTAATCCTACTTTATTGCTAGAACTATTTGTTATTACAACTGAAGCCATTATGACTCACTATTGGTTACATCTTCAATAATGTTCATTGTCCCTCTGGCTACCGTCCAAACACGACTTTCATCGCTTAATTCAATATCAAATATATCGCCAGTTTCTAACAAGGTTGATTGTCCTGATGTTAATGAAACTGTAAATTCACCACTACCGTCGCCAGTTCCTGGGGCTGGTGCTAAAGTAGTAATTAACTCTGCATCGTCTGTAAAATCACCAGGCTTTGTATTAGGACGTTTAACTTCCATTTCAATATCCCAGTCAGCAATTATTAGTGGGTCTTTGTTGTCATCTGTTACATATACTCTAAAAGCGGCTGTATCGCCTCTTACAACTGTCCAAACCACATTTGGTGGGGTAGATCCAACTGAATAAGAACTAAGCGCTTGATCTCTAAATGTTGCCATAATCATATCATTATACCACTAACTAAATAAATATTTAAAATATTTTTATTATTTATTGTCTAAAGTTGACTTAGTTGGCAAATCCATGTTATAATTAATATATGCTACCTGTTGGTAGCATTTGTTCTCTAGGAGGTAATTTACAATGAGAGAAGCAAACGTTTGGTTAGGGGTTTTAGTTTTGGTTATTTGTAGTACCGTTTTTTCGGCTACTGCAAATGCAACAAATGAAAACAACTTACTAAGTAAAAACTCTATAGAAGTCTCCGCCACCCCAAAGGTGGCATTTTTGGTTTCTAAAGAGAAAAAACTTGAAAAGTATGAAAATGCTCACAACTTGACTGATGAGCAACTAGTTGATATGTTAAAGGCTGTAGGGTTTAAAGGTAAGGCTTTGAGATCTGCTTGTGCTATTGCAAAGGCAGAGTCTAATGGTCGTCCCCTTGCTTTTAACGGTAACGTAAAAACTGGAGATAGTTCTTATGGTGTATTTCAAATAAATATGCTAGGAGAACTTGGGTCAGATCGTAGAGAAAAGTTTGAGTTAGACTCAAATGCTGAATTGCTTAACCCCGTGGTTAATGCACAGATTGCTCTTCACATGACTAAGGGTGGAGCAGATTGGTCTTCATGGAGTTCCGTAAATGGAAAACGGTATAAAGAGTGGTATAACCAGTATCCATGTAAGTAATAACATTTAATATAAAAATACCCCCCTTGCTTTTGGCTTGGGGGGTTTTATATTTTATAAAAATTATTCTATACTAAAATTTATTCGGCTGCTTCTTCCGCTGCTGCTTCTTCCGCTGCTGCTGCTGCTTCCGCTGCTGCTGCTGCTGCAGCGACTGCTGGATCAATCCATTTTTCTCCAAGAATACATTCATCTGATGCAAGAACACAGACCTTACCAGTTACCTGCTCTGCAATTGTTTTTGTTTCAGCAACAATAACATTTATAATAGTGTCTTCTTCATCTAATACGGCATAGTTTGCCATTTTGTCTCCAATCATAAATATAGTAGGTTTTATCCTACGCCAATTATACCACTAATATATTACTTGTATTCTTTATTAGATCTATAAAGATTTTTATAGGAGTCAAAGAACTTTTCTCTAAGTTCAATAAGTATTTTATTATTTTTATCAAATTCATCTTTTCCGCCAATTTTCATTGACCAAGATTCTCTTTTAAAAGGTATTGCTTGTGCTATTGGGGTTCCTGCTGGAATTAGTCCTTCCCAAGAAATATCCTTTAGTGTAAAGGGAAAATTTACTGGTGCTGAGTATTTGTCAGTATCAACAACCCCCTCTAAAATTTTAAAAGGTATGTCTCTATGCATTGGAGAAACAAACAATGTTGAATACCCCTTTGGTGTTTTTATTCCCCATGGATTTGACCATTTTGGATAAGAAATATTTTTTTCTCCTCCAGGATATAATGGGGCTTGAATAAAGTCATGAAATTTTACAGGCTCTAGGCTTGGCCATTCATATTTTGGGAATTTTATATTTTTTTCTTTATTATCTTCTGGGTCAATGTATGTTGCTTCTGCTGAAGAGACATAAACATCAACATATGTTGTAATTATATAACCCGCATTTATTGAATCAAAAACTGGCATGCATCTTTTTATTGTTGCTGATGTGGTGCCACTGCCATTTGGTTTTTTAATTTTTCCAAGATAAGAATCTGTTTCTTTATACCAATCTGGAATAAAGTGAGATGCTGGTTTAGGACAATATTTTGAACTAACATTCATCATATCTGTAAAAACAATTTTATTATTTTTCATAAAAACATCACCCCCAATTTTATAAATATTTTTTTATGTTAAAGGAAAAATTATAACTTTTCCAGCACGTAAACCTTGTGTTGCTCCCGTTGATGTATTAACTGTTCTTACAACTGCTCCTGCTGGATATACTGGAGGTAATGTTGTCTGTCCAAATGACATTGTTCCTGCAGTTCCTGTTGCAATGGCATTTCCTGAACCAGATCCTCCAGTACCACCATTGGCAGTTATAGTTGAATCAAATGTTGTTGAGCCTCCAGTTGAACCCGTTCCACCGTTATTTGTTCCTTCTATTCCATAACGACCAGCGATATTAGTTCCAGAAGCACCACGTGCACCAACGGCTCCAATGGTTACTGTATAAGTAACTCCTGGACTTATTGAATATGCTGCTCCTCCAGAAATTGCTGCTCCACCCTGACCGCTAGTGTCTGCTCCGTTAACTGTTAATCCACCAGGTCCTCCTGATGCGCCTATTGTGCTAACAAAAATTCTATTTACTCCTGCTGGTGCATTATAAAAACCACTTGAGTTGTATTCAGCAATTCCAACTGGAGTCTTACTATTTACTCTATCGCTTGCCATTTTATGATATCTCCGATCCAAAGATATTGAATGATGCATATCCACCAACTGAATAAACTGTAACAACATCTGTTGTTGCTAAAGTAATACCAAGAACAGCGTTTAGAGATTCTGCTGGTTGCAAAATTAAACCATCATATATATATTGTTTATCGTCTGCACTTTCTCCAGCAACTCTTATGGAAATGTTAACACTTTCAGAAATTGTTGCAGATGTGTTGCATATATTTATTGAAGATATCACTGCTGATGTAGCAGCAGGAACTGTATATGCAGTAGTTGCCGTTGCTGCTGCTGGCTTAACCTGACCTAAAACCTTATAAACTATTGGCATTTTTTATCCTCCCATATGCAAGAACACTGTTGTTGTAGGGTCTGGTGAATCTTGCCATGATGCAATTATACCATCTGTTTGTAAGGTTTTTCCAGCATTTCCAGTTTGTGTTGGAATAAAGGCAACCCATGCAGACCCACTATAAAACTGAAGTTGGTTTATGGTATTTCCGCTGCCATCTTGTCTTATTAAACATACTGATCCAGCAACTGGTGAAGTAATTGATGCATCTCTTGCTGCTGGATTAAGAAAATTATTGGTTCCTTTTTTTGCAGTAAAATGATCTGTTGCAGTTAAACTAGATAGGTGGGTATGTAAACCAGTCCATTCAAATGTTCCAGAGATATCGGTCTTTCCAGAAACTTGATACCAGGTATCGTCTGCTGCATTGTATACGTAGGCTGCCTTCCCGTCTGAATCAAATACTGTAGGCATTAAATTACCCTATCAAAAGCGCTAGTATCGCCATTATAAACATACATCTCAAGTGGACTTGATCCTTTTTTAATCCATATAAGTCCATTTGCTAAATTTGTTGATGGGGCGCTTGCTGTATAAACCGATGTTGCAGAAAAATATCCAACACCAGCAGAAGAATCTTTGTCTAACCAAATGTATCCATCTGGAATTGTTGCAGAAAATGCTGTAAAGGATGCTGCAGTAGGGGCAGTTGTGGTTGCTCTTGAAATGTCTCTTGCTGAAATTTCTAATGCAGCCTTTGTGTCAATTTGATCTTGTAAATCATTAATAGTATATGCAATAGATGGATTTAAAAGTTCTTCTGGATCGGTTTCTGCGGTATCAAAATCATATGATCCATAATGGTATGCCTTTAAAGCATCCTGAATGTTAGCATCGTCAATCAATGCTGGAATTTTAGTTGGTACTAAGTTTCCTATGTTTTCTACTGCCATTGGGTCTCACCTCTTTTAAGATTATACCATTTTTATCAAACTATAGAGATAAATAGGTGTACTATTTTATTTCCTGTAAGTGTTGACCAACTACCACTACTATATTGAACTGCGTCAAAATTTATTACTAAATTTGTTCCAGCCCCTGCTAAAGCAGGAATCTCCATTGATGAAGCGATTGGGTTTGCTCCTTCAATTTGAAACTGTACACTAAAGTTTGAAGCGGTAAGTGGTGAGCCACTAACTGTTACTATGTTTGATATCGGAATAGTTATTGATCCAGCCCCAGATGTAAAAGAAACTGTTTCTACAGCAGAATATATTGCGGGACTAATTTTTAAAACTTGTGTCCAAGTATTTCCACCTGGCTGAGATACATATTGATATAGATATCCATAGTTTGCTCCTGGTGCAACATTTATATACATGTCGTTTAATATAAGTGTTTGACCAAGAAGTACTCCACTTGATGTTTGTGGATTTGGCTCTCCAGAGCCTACAATAAATTTTGTTCCACGAGTTCCTTGTGGACCAATATCTACTAGAACATCAATAGTTTGCGGTGGACCTAGTACGACTACATCTTCAGTGTTTAATAATACATCTACCATTATGATTCATCTGCTCCAGTAATATCATTTGTTACTGTAATCGTTCCTGTTAAAATTGTATAAATTTCGGTTGGACCATTGTCTATTTGTACATCGTATACATATGTTCCAGCAGCAAGGTCTCTTCCAACCCCTGGCAAAATTGTGCATGTTACAGTATCTGTAACTCCAGAAACTACTGCCTGCGCTTCGTAAGACTGTGTTGGATTTGGACCTCTTGTATTAGCAATAAAAAAATCTGCTGAAAAACCTGTTAAATCAAATGCTGATCCATTTGCTGTTTTTGGGCGTATCACAAATTCAGCGGTATCACCACGATAGTAATTAAAATTATATGAGCCTGGAAATGCCATTAGTCCTCCTGCTTAATTATACCATTAAGACACTGATATATAGATACCCTTTAGTATAACAGCACCTTCGTTGTCTGATCTAATTTGTGGGATTCCCCCAAAAATCTTAACAGCCCTGTCTTCTATAAAGATGGTTTGGTAAAAAGAAAGATCGTAGGAGTATTGATACTTTAAGTTTCCAAGATATCCAGTTACAGAATGTTCATCATCTACGGAAAATGTCCTAATCCATAGTTCTGTATTGTTGTTGTATGTCTCTATTTCTAAGTCATATCTAATGTTAACCATTGTGCCCTCTTGAAATGTTTTAAAATTAACCTTTTTTGCAACTTCGTTTAAAAGAGATACTGACTTGTTTGGAAGATATTTTTCAATGCTTCCTGCTTTATCTATTTCTAAAAATATTGCTACCCATCCGTCGTCTCCTCTTTCTGGTCCAATCTTTGTTTTATTTTCACTTTTATTTTTATAATATGCCCATCCTGGATATTGTCCAGAAGGGCTTTCATATGACTGTCCGTTACTTTTACCTGGATCTCCTTTAGGTCCTTGTGGACCTTCTTTACCGTCTTTACCCTGGATTCCTCTATCACCCTTTGGTCCTTGTGGTCCTGCTGGTCCTACAGGGCCTATATCACCCTTTTCGCCCTGCATGCCAGGAACGGAGATGTATTCTATTTGTTTTTCTTCTTGAACAGTTTCTGAATATTTTTTCTTTTTAGGAAAGTCCATGCTTTTAGCCATGACTCATCCTAAACTACTTTATTTTTGTTTTAAATATTTTTTTACCAATTTTAATAACTGGCGGTAGGTTTGGTGTTGGAGTTGAAACTTTAATGACAGTCATTATAATCCAGGAGTAATATCACTAAGTACGCAGATAGTTCCAAGTACTGGAGTCCAGACCATATCTGCATCTGCTCCACTTCCACCCTCTATTGTTACCTGTAGGTCAAATTTTAACTCTGCAGCAACTTGCTTGTAGGCTGTTCCCCAATTTGAAGTAACTGATGCTGGCGCTGTGATTGTTGCTGTATGTCCATTTACTTCTACAGATAGGTCGTCTAAAAGATCTCCAACTGGATCATATGCGGTTGCCGTATACGTCCAATCGCTTGTATCAAACCCTGTGACTTCATCATCTTCTAAGAACTCTACAAGAAGTGTTGCTGTGTCTCCACGGACTACTGTCCATTGAATGTTGGCTGGTGTAGCACCAAATTTTTCTATAATAGGAGCGCACATAATAATTGATTATACCATTAAATAAAACTGGACACCTAGACGCAGTGGGGTGGGGGTAGAATCTAGGTGCCAGCCTAAAAATTATAACATTATATTATGACAAATAGTATAATTGTAACAAAACGTTATAAATAGGACAAATAGTATAAAGTATAACAAAAAGTTATAAATCCAGAGTATTAAGAAATTGTTATCAAATTGTTATAGTAACTTTTTTCGTAAAGTGTAAAATCCAGGGTATTAGTAGTGTATACTTAAAATATATAAAGAAAAGAATAACTAGCAAGTAAAGTATTTAAAATATCTTTTATATATAATATATAGTAATTATTTAGAACGAGCAACGAAATCTAATAACACTTCATACATATGATCTAGTTTATCGCTAGTTGCTTTACGAAGTTGTTTCGCGTCTTCTTGTTCTTTTTTAATGGCTTTAATTTCGTCTCGCATTGAGGTTCCGCCGTTTGTTTTAGTTTCGGATCTAATGTCCTCTACGGCTTCTCGGATTGGTTTAATTTGAATCTTCACATACCACCGAATTCCACTAAGTACAATTGCTCCGATTGAGAGTAAAGTTAAAACAAATCCAGCCCATTCGGAAGCAGTCATAATAAGATTATTATATCATTATATGAGACTAAGTTTCAAATTTCGGCGGGATAAGAGTAAGCCGAAAATAGAGATACCAAATCACCTATGACATAAAACTAATGCTACGCATTTAAATAATGTCAATAGGATGGAAGTATCTATGTTTGCTTGTAATCCCGATATGCGTTATAATGAGATGTGCTAGAACAAATAAAAAATATTCTCATTGAAGGTTTGACAGAAAAATTAAAAATTCATCACTCTGTCTATCGTCTTCCGTGCACCTCAGAATTTTTGGAGGAACTCATATCAAACACCTTTACCCAGAGTGGTCTAATAAACGACTGGCAGCCCAATAGAAGCCATAGCGTCAGTGTAGATATGTCTTTAGAGTCAGGCGAAAGTTTCTCTATCAAATCAGGCGTATATGCAAATAACACACTCACCTTCTCTGGATCTAGGTTAGGCAAATATGAAACCTTAGATGCCATGATATCTAGCGTAGTGGATAATAGTGCTGATTACTATGTGTGTCTTGCAAAGTCAGACCAGGATTGGTCTTCTGTCCCCTCGCAAAATGAGAAAAAGATATATTATCTATTTGTATTTGATGCCCAAACCTTAATATACGATAACGGACTATGGAATAAGGTTCAAACTAAGTCTGGAGGATATAATTATGTTATGGAATCTATAGGTATGTCAGCACGTATTAATACCTCTATGTCTTCTCAGTTATGGACTAGTGTTAATGAGTCGCTTATTGGTTCCCCGACAAAATTGGAAATATTATGAGTGATGGTGTCAAACCTTGGGATATGATCAATGGTTCTCCTAGAGTGCCAGAAGAAGTTATTAAAGAAAGATTAGATATTTGTCATGCATGCCCTGCTTTTAGACCACTTACTCAGACATGTAAGAAATGTGGATGTTTTATGAAAATGAAGACTCAGTTGGAAAAGGCTTATTGTCCACTTGGGAAGTGGTGATTTTAAATTTTAAAACTTTACTGTGTAGTTCATATAATTCATTAAGTAGATGTTTGTTGTTTTCTAAATATAATAAAACCTGTTGATGTTCTTTTGGTTTTTTAATAGGAAAGTTATTTTTAAAATTTTCATCAGATTTTTGTTTTTTTAAATCTTCAATTGCACACTCTATTTGTTGGCTTCCAGAGTTAAGGTTGAGTTTTTTTATTATAGATTTTAACAATCCCCTTGGGTCAGACTTAATATCTTGAAAATCAACAATTGTTATATGTCTATTTCCAATTAATGCAGATAAATAAAATTCTTTATATCTTATTATTGATTCTTTTATATTACTTTCTAAATAATTTGAAAAGTCTGTTGCTTTAGCCTCTGCATATGCATAAAGAATTAATGATGCGATAGTATCTTTAGGATCACGAAATGCAGTTATTTGATGAAAACCTTCTATGTCTTGTTTAAGAAGTTTGGCTATATGAATCTTGTGAACACTTGGAGACTCGTATGGGTATGAGTTGTGTAGTTGCCTTAACAAAACATATAGGGCTGTACTTCCAACCCTAGGTGGCGTATTAACTATTATTTCCATAGTTTCCTTTGTAGAATGTTTTTGTTTCTTCTTGTCCAGAAGGATATTTTAGTAATATTGTTAAACTTTTTTCAGCAAGACCGTAGTTGTTAAATTCTTTATACATGGCCAAGGCTTCTTCATATGTATCATATTCTTTTTTCCAATGTGGTGGATATTCATCATAGGATATTGAAAATATATATTTATTACTCATATATCTCATTATAGCAAAAATCTGAATATTTTGTTGAGATGTATGATATGTGATTTTAAAAATAAAAACATAAAAAAATAGTGAGCACACACATCGGCATGCCCACTAGGTTAGTTATTCTTCGTAGTGATCTCGTGGATAGTTTTCTATGGTTCCACCGTTAGCGAGCCACTCTCTACGCTTTTCTATCTCAGGATACATTTGTCCCCTGTAGATAACCATCAATGCCAATGAGGTCGCATGTAATCTTAACACGTTGATTTGTAAATAGTGTTGAGCGATACAATTCTATAAACTCTAATACCTGTTGCTTAGTCATCAAGTCAATGTTGCGAGTGTTACCTTGCATAGTAGTAATTGTTACTTTCATTTAGTTACCGCCCTTAGCAGACATAACCCAACGGCTTTCGTTAGGTGATAGGTAGCGATGAGACACTACACCTTGCTTAGTAGCAAGTAATTCTAGGTATGCCTTTCGGCTAATGTAGTTTCCTACTGTATTGCGAAACACCATAGGGTTTCCTGTATTAGATGAAGCCATAGCGTGGCTAGGCTCTAGTGTTATTGTATTTAGTGTAGTCATTTTAACTACCTTTCTTTTAATGCGATAACCTTGTGTTATCTTTTCCTTGACCTAATTTATTTGCTCTATCTCTAGAGGCTCACTTAGGATTTCTTATTTAATTTTATAGTAGTAATACTATCACACATACCCTGAAAAGTCAAGGCGACACGCCGTAGGCGTTGTGTGATTTAGGTCACTTATCTGAGTAGGTACCCTTAGCGATAAGCGCATCTAATCTAGCGTAATCTGCTAGAGTCTGCTCAGGTGTCTGAGCGAGGATTTCATTTTTTTCTATAGTGTTCATTTTAGAACCTTTCTTTATCAAGAACCTTTCTTGATTTTCTTTATACTGGAAGTATAGCATAGAAAATCTCAAAAGTCAAGTCCTAGAACGGCGTGTCGTATGTGATTTAGACCACATCACAAATGGTGCAAATCGGACATTGATCCGGCGCATTCGGGCGTGTCGTCCACATGACGTACATCACACCTTTAATTTACGCTCAAGTTATCCACATGACGTACATCACAATCCCAAATGTCCGTTTTGTCCTGGTTACTACTCAGTAAATGTCAGTGGTACCTGTTATACTTCTAGTATAAAGAAAGTCAGAAAAGGTTTCTGAACTAGAAAGGAATTCAAATGAATTCAAATGTAATAATCACAGTGTGTAAATCACACGTCCCTAATAAGTCTGCTATCTCAGAGGTAGTAGATACACAATTCACTTTCTGCGAGGAATGTGAAAATAACATTGAGCGTTGGTATAACGATACCGACCCTGAGCGTCTACCAATGTGGACTAATTGGCAGGTGTCTAAATAATGACTATGCTAACTCTTATGCCTATTGGCTCAAATAGTTTCTACTTAACTAATAATGAACGCTTCATCTGTTGTGGTGAGGTACAGTATCGCTACTTTTGCGATAATCACTTTGAGGCACAAGGTTGCCAATTTTGTGAATTTAATCCTTATGAGAATTGTGAGTGTGATGAATAATGAATGACTTTGAAATTAAAAATAATCTGTTAAATGAAATAAAAGAATTAACAGAAAATAATTATCCTAAAATGTGGGGTAGTGCTTCTGCGCTTCTCACAATTGAACAATTAGAAATAATCAAATCAGTAATGAAAGGTGAATAACAAAATGGATTTATCTTTTTTTACTGATGGTCGTGCACTTTTGTTTTTAACAATTGCAACTTCATTTTATTTTTTTGTAATAGAAAGTTAATTGCAAAAAAATCCGGCACGGTCGGGCGTGTCGCATGTGGTTAAGATCACATAGAAAATCGTCCCAAATTATGAGATTTACGGCGTGGCGATTTGATTTTGTGAGATTTTTCTGCTAAACTTACAGAGTAAGAAAATAAAGAAAGGAAGTGGCTAATAATGGCTAACTTATACAAAATAGAGGACTTGCTAATCGGCAAGACTTACAATTCTAAATCTTTGCGTGGAGAAATTGTTCATGCTGAAAAAGATAATCGCTCCGTATGGTATGGAGATAATACCGAAAGTTATTTGGTAGAAGTTAATTCTATCTACCGCAACCAATGGCGAACAGTTGCCGTAAAGGTTGGTGAATAACTAATGGGATACATAGAGATTTTTAGATTAGATGAGCAAGGTGCTGGCTGGGTAGATTTATCCGAAGCCACACCAAACGAACTCTTAACCTTAGAGTTAGGGTTATTCCAAGAAGGGGCTTTGTGAGGTATCTCACATTCCAATTGTCCTAAATGTCCGAATTTGGATTTGATAATGTCTGCCAAATCTGTTAAACTTACAGTATAAAGAAAGGAAGTCAAAATGACTTACACTATGAAACTAGAAACCTTTAGCGGTGAGGTTAAATCTATCGCTCTCCCTTCCAAGGGTGCCGTTGCTCAATTCATCTCCACTTACCCTGAGAAATTGCCTGTTGGTATTTCTGTAAAGGTTGCTTGCGATGCTTTAGGTATTCGTGGAACACTAAGAGGAAAGGCGTTAGCAAAATGATAAACTCAGTAATGTCTTTTGACTGTGATGAATGTAATGGCTCAGGGCTTATCTTTTGGGGTAATGACCTTGACTACAATGTAGAAAAATGCGAGTGTGAAGATTTCGCACTTGGAAACTTATTTACTAGCGGAGAGGCTAAATAATGATAACACTAAACCACTCAATAAATCTCGTAACTGAAATTGATGAACACAAAATGCCTAGCCACTTGCTAACTGCTTTCATAAATCTTAGCGAATTGGAAATGGAAAAAATGCTACGAGGTGCTTTTGTTGCTGCTCTTATAGGTGAAGGCTTTATTGATAAACTAAACGAAAATAATCAGTGGGCTACCTTGAAAGTTGGCGACAACTAATGATGACTAGAAAAGACTATGTGGCAACTGCTGAAATTCTTTCTATGTTCAAAGACTCAATTGATGAATTAGTTTTTCACGATTTAGTTGATGAATTTTGTGGAATGTTTGAGGCAGATAACGAACGTTTTAATTCAGATAAGTTTTTTGAAGCGTGTAACAAGGATAACCAATAATGCTAACTGAATGGGATCTACTTGCAATTATTATTGCGCTAGGTGGTGCAGGTGTTGTTATTTATTATTCAATAAAAGAAAACATTGCATTGCGAAAAGAAATCAGACGCTTGCAAATTGCATTGCGTGATGAACGTAAAAAATAAATAAATAAAAAACCTGAGCAAGTTTTAAAACTGCTTCACACAAAAAAAATCCGGCGTGTCGTCCACAGGTTATCCACAGGCCTTTACGTGTGATTAAAAACACACCCCAGATTCCCCAGAATTGCCATGTCTAATTAGATTTTGTCGGTAGTATCTGCTAGGCTTGTATTATTAACACCACGAAAGGAAAACTAATGAAAGATTACTTTGATGAGTTTTATGATGACTACTACTCTAAGGAAATGCCACCCAGCGGAGATAGTTGCTACTGCAAGACTATGATGCTATGCTCAGTTTGTGCGAAAGGATATAACTAATGGGAAAGTTTAAGGATACCCTAATGGGAATACTTGCTCATGATGCGTGTTATGGAGCAGGTTGGCAATTTACAGGAAATGCTATAGACTATGATGTATGGGCTTGTGAGTGTAATCCTTACAACATACCTGCTGATGAAATACAGGAATACCACCAATTATTCAAAACTAAGGAGAACGCATAATGGAATACCTATACTCAGTAACTTGCACCTATGATGGTGATAAGTCCCCTCATTGGATTGGACGCTACGATAATGCACTTGACGCAGTAAGTGAGTTTAATAAGTTTGTGGACTATGGATTGGCTAGCGAATACTCAACAGTTAATCTATCAGAGCCTAATGGCAAAATGCACACTAAGGTATTTTATGCTAACGGAACAGTAGGAGGTAAGTAAATGGGAAGCGTAACTGCACTAGGAATTAAAGATTCCGTATTAGACTTAGAAACTCAGATTCTATATCACTTGCGTGGTAATCATTATCCACCAGTACCCGCAGAAATGGTTGCACCTTGCATTGAGGCTATTGACGCTTACTATGATGAGGACTATGACCGTATGATTACCTTGCCAAAAGTAAATGACTTTCAGATTACTTGGCGTGGTCAGTCAGAAGCACCAGCAAAATTTATTGTTGATGGACACCACTTGCATTGGTTTATTGACCCAGTAGATGAGGACTTCTATGAGTAAAACACTTCAAGAATTATTAGATGAAGCAACACCTGCTTTAGAAACCGTGCTATGGCAAATACTAGATGAGATTGAGGCTGAATAAATGAGTGATACTATTGACGTCATGGACTATGTAAAAGTAGATATTTTAACTGCAGGTCAATTAGAAGTAGATGATCTAATTCTAGTTGGCGATGATGTTGTGTCTATTGTAGAAATTGTTTCATTGCGTGATGGATACACTCTTGAAATCATAAATGATTTTGGTGAGAGAGAAGTTATTGAAGTTGAAGAGTATCAGCAATTTGATTTAATGATGCTGCAATAAAAATCCGGCAATGTCCGATTTGTGCAGAATCACCCCAATTACGTAAGTTGATATTTTTTCCCAATTACGGTAGAATTATTTTATGCCACTACTTAGAAGTAAAGATAGGAAAGTTACAAATGCCGTTAGCCCCAATGGAAAAACACCAACAATTGCAAACACCTTCGGTCTCCCTGCTGGAAAGTCTTATTCCTGCCCTGGAGCGACTAGCGTATGCGAGAGTGTTTGTTATGCTGGCAAACTGGAAAAAGTATTCCCAACAGTAAAAAAGAATTTACTACACAACTGGGAATTACTTAAAGACGCAGATAGCGACACAATGGTATCTCTACTATCAGAAATGATAGATGAGTTTATTAAAGATTGCGATAAGCGCAATGCACAAAAGTTATTCCGTATCCACTGGGACGGCGATTTCTTTAACGATACTTATACTAATGCTTGGAAGACAGTCATTCTAAATAATCCTAGCATTCAATTTTGGGTGTACACACGAGTTAAGTCTGCTGCTCTCATCCTAAAGGATACTGCTAATCTTTCTTTATACTATTCTACAGATAGTGAGAATGTAAAGATTGGCGTTGATCTAAAAATTAACAATGGTATTCGCTTAGCATACCTTGCCAAAAATTTTGCGGTAGGTCAAGCAGACATGAAAGAAATGATAGG